CTCTAACTATTGAGGAAAAAACAATGAGTGATATAGAAACTAAAGACGTTGAAATAAACGTTGAAGATGTTCGCACCGCTGTCAAAGAAACTAGAGCTAATGTTGCAAAAGAAAATGATGAAATATTAGAACTCGGTTTTCGCCACAATCAGTCTGAGCTAGCTAGAAAAGCAATCAGGAATGGAGCTTCTATTGAAGACTTCAGAGGACAACTTTTGGACTCACTTCCTGTTGATCAGCCATTGGACACTAAAGAGATCGGATTAACCGAAAAGGAAACTCGTCAATTTAGTATTTTAAAGGCTGTTCGTGCTATGGCTAACCCAGCTGATATGAGGGCGCAAGAAGCAGCTAAGTTCGAATTTGAATGCTCAGCAGCAGCAAAAGACAATTACAACCGGAACACTCCGGGTCTTACGCTTCCAGCTGAGGTAATGGGCAACTGGCATGCCAGAGACATCAATACAAGTGATGATTCTGGTGGCGTTGGCGAAAGATTCCTTCCGGGTTCTTTCATTGAAGCCCTCAGAAACGCTTCTGGCGTAATTGCTGCGGGTGCAACAGTTTTAGCTGACCTAGAAGATTCAGTAAAAATTCCAAAAGCAACTGGCGTAAGTACAGCTGCTTGGATTTCTGCTGAAGGCGGGGCAGCGAGTGAGAGTGAGCTGACACTTGGATCAGTCACTTTGAGTCCTAAGACAGCCAGCATGTATACAGAAGTTACCAATCAAATGTTGCAACAATCAACACTAGACATGGAAAGAATTATCCGAAATGATCTAGCTGGTGGTATTGCTACTCTGATTGATTCTGGTGCATTAGCTGGGTCTGGTTCTTCAGGTCAACCAACTGGTATTGATAACCAGACTGGTGTGAACTCTGAAACCTTTACCACTGCATCCACACCAACTTTCGCTGAGATCGTATCAATGGAAGGCTCTGTTTTGGGTGACAATGTTGTATTAAGTAACCCCGGTTACTTAACTACTTCTGCGGTTGCAGCAAACATGAAATCAACCAGCAAAGACACAGGCTCTGGCACGTTCATTCTTGACAATGGTCAAGCAAATGGACATCCAGTGTATGTTTCTAATGCTGTTGCTTCTGGTGTTGCTTACTTTGGTAATTGGGCTGATCTTTTGATCGGGCTTTTTGGTGGAGTTGATATTCTTGTTGATCCTTATACTGGATCTGCAAACTCAATCACTCGATTGAGAGCAACTCAGTTTGTTGATATTGCTGTAAGGCATGGTCAATCATTCACTAAAGGAAGTGCTTAATTAGCTTAGGTGGGCTGGCTAATAACTAGCCCACTACTTTTGTTATGAAAAAATACACAGTTTTAAAAGGTTGCGGAATTGCTGGAACATTCTACAAAGCTGGCGATACAGCAGAGGTATCTGATATAGATGCACCAAATTTGTTGGCATCTCAGCAGATTACTCATCATGTAAATGTTGAGAAACCTGTTGATCGTTCAGTGGGATTGAAAAAAAGCACTACTAAAACTAAAAAACGATCTAAGAAGTGATATGGGTCTTGAAAGCAGTAGCGATTTGGCTGGCTTCTTTGATACTGACTCTCATGGTAGTTCGGCAAGTATTACGATTGATGGATCTGCATCTACTATTGATGTGATCTTTAATCGAGAATACTTCGAAATACCGGGTGAGGAAGTAGGAGTTCAAAGCAGTCAACCTGTTTTTTACTGTCAAAGCTCCGATGTTGCTTCAGTGGAGCAAGGTGACACTATTGAAGTTGATAGTGTCACCTATAACATCGTTTCAGTTCAGCCCGATTTTACAGGGGTGACTGTTTTGATTGGTGAGACTCAATAATGTCTCATGTTCGACAACAGATCAGGGAAAGAATTGCAACCGAGGTCACTGGGTTGACTACGACTGGCAGCAAAGTCTATCAGTCAAGAGTTTATCCATTGCAAAGTTCAAATCTTCCCGGATTGTTGATTTATACAACAGCCGAAAGCTCTGAGCCTATTGATATGGGTGGTACGTCAAGAATTTTTAACAGAGTTCTGACCGTTGCAATAGAAGCATATGTAAAAGGGACTTCTAATTATGACGACACCATCGACACAGTATGTTCAGAGGTTGAGACTGCTTTAGGTGGATCAACTATAAACGGGTTGGCGAAAGATATTTATCTTGAGTCAACCGACATTAACTACCAGGGCGAAGGGGATCAGCCATTGGCTGTAGCCACAATGTCTTGGAATTGCTTATATCAGACTGCTGCAAATGCACCTGATACAGCATTATAAACAATAGAGGAAAATAAAATGGCACATGTAGGAAAAGACGGCGTGGTCAAGATTGGATCTGATGCTGTGGGATCTGTTCGATCTTTCAGTGTTGATTATAACTCTGACACTGTTGAAACAACCAAGATGGGTGATGCTGCTAGGACTTATACTGGCACTTTGAAATCTTGGTCTGCTTCAATTGATGCAATTTGGCTCGAAGATACCGATGCTGGACAGCAAGCACTGAATCCGGGTGATGAAGTTACTCTGAATATGTACCCAGAAGGGGCAGATTCAGGCGATACTTATTACACTGGTACAGCGATTGTGACTGGTGTTTCAGTCAGTACATCTTATGATGATTTAGTCATGGTGAGCTTCACTGCTCAAGGTGATGGCGATCTAAGCATAACAACAGTTTAAGATGAGTAGCCCAATTGATAATGTTAAGTCGCATTTTGCGAGTCTTGACATCAGAAAGTTAGAAGTCGAAGAATGGGGAGCCGATGGTGAGCCTTTGGTGATCTATGCAAAACCATTGACTCTAGATATATCAAACAAGCTGCAAAAACTGGCAAGGAATAGCGACATGGAAATGATGGCCTTAGCCATTATTCATTGTGCTATGGATACTGATGGAAATCGTTTATTTGAGTTATCAGATAAAGCAGCTTTAATGAAGAAAGCTGATGCGATGGTCATCAATAAAGTAGCGACTTGGATATTCCAGAGCGATGAAACTGTTGAGGAAGTCGAAAAAAAATAAGGTCTGATACTGATTTACAGACCAGATATGCACTTGCTCAACATCTGCACAAAACATTGGCAGAGGTTGACCAAATTTCAGTATCAGAGTTTAAAGGCTGGATAGCATTTATGAAGATTCAAAACGAGAAAAAAGATGGGTAAGTTATTTAAAGGCATAACCATACCGATTAACGCGAAGGACAACACTCAGAAAGTCTTTGCCATGGTGCAAAGATCGATCAAAGGGTTTGGCTCTGCTGTTAAATCGTCAATGAAAGTTGCTGCTGTTGCGATTGCAGCGGTTTCGGCTGCCTTTGTCACTCTCGCCAAAAAATCCTTTGATTCAATGGATGCGATTCAAAAAACATCAGATCGGATTGGGATGAATGCCGAACTGTTGCAAGCCCTTCAGTTTGGTGCGGTTGAATCAGGTACAGAGATCGAAAAACTAAGGCTTGGAATGGAGAAATTCACCAAACAGCTTGGGGATGCTGCGATGGGAACAGGAACTGCCAAAGTCATATTGGAAAAATATGGCATATCGTTAAGAAACAACAGAGGGCAGTTGAGAGAAACAGAAGATGTTTTGATGGATGTGGTTGATGTTTTGGGTCAGACAGAATCGAGCTTCGAGAAAAACTCAGTGCTATTTGCGTTATTTGGTCGTACCGGGGCGCAATTGAATGCCCTACTCGGTCAAGGGCGAGGGGTATTGGATGAAGTCATAGAAAGATATGATCGATTGGGTCTTGCAATATCAGAAACAACCCTGAATGCGGTGGCTAAATTCAACGACAAGATGGCAGAGTTCATCAGTATTGGTGTTGCAGTCAGAGATCAATTCTTTGGTGCATTGGCACCATTATTCACCGGACTGGTTCAATCATTAGAAGATATGACACTCAAATTCTTAGAATCCAGAGGCGGTGCGGAAGCATTTGGACAATATATGGCTGGAAAGTTTGTTGATGCAGTCAAATTATCCATTCAATTCTTTGAAGATTTTGGGAATACAATTGCTGAAACCATTAATGGCTTAAAATTTAATCTCAAGGAAGCCGAAGTTTCTTTTTTCCAGTTCTTTTATACTCTGAGCAATTCAGCTGCTGGGTCTATTTTGGGCTTAAGTGAGTTTGCAGATCAATTTGGTCAATCAATGATAGATGCAGCATTAGAATTAGAAGCAATGCGAGGCATTTTTGAAAAACCATTCGATTTCTCAGAAACAATAGCAAGCATTGAAAGATTAATGAACCCAATCGCTGAAATTACAGTGACAGCAACCAAAAGAGGAGAAGAAATAAGTAGCGCGTGGACTGATATATTCAATACAATTGGTG